GATGAAATATTAACTACAAAACATACTGATTTCTTTAATAAGAGAAGTATAAATTATAGTAAAAAATCAAAATCAATCACATCAAACGACTTATTTTAATAACGATATATAATAAAGATGAAAGAAAGAAAACCATTTGATTGGATTAATGAAGAATCCGTCACATTCCTCCGTAGAGGTTATTTAAGCGAGGGGGAAGAACCCTTAGAAAGAATTAGAACGATAGCCAACCATGCTGAAGAATTATTGGGTATGGATGGATTCGCAGATAAATTCTTTGAATACATGGGTAAGGGTTGGTATTCACTATCTTCTCCTGTATGGGCTAATTTTGGAAAGAAGAGAGGACTACCTGTAAGTTGTTTTGGTTCTAATATTGGTGATAATATTGAATCCATTTTATACACACAAGCTGAAGTTGGTGAGATGAGTAAAATGGGTGGAGGTACTTCAGGTTACTTTGGTAATATTAGAGGTAGAGGGGCCGAGATTACAGATAATGGACATGCACCAGGGGCAGTTCATTTTATGAACCTTTTTGAGAGTGTTGTAGATAACATATCACAAGGGTCAACGAGAAGAGGTAGATTTTCTCCATATCTCCCTGTTGAACATCCAGATATCATGGAGTTTTTAGAAATTGGTACTGAAGGGTTTCCTATTCAAGATCTAACACATGCCGTTACTGTGACTGATGAATTTATGAATGAAATGATAGAAGGAGACGAGAATAAAAGAGGTATATGGGCTAAAGTAATTCAAAGAAGAGGTGAAATTGGCTATCCATACATCATGTTCACCGATACTATGAATAACAAGTCTCCTGAGGTCTATAGAGATAAGGGTGCTAAAATTTACAATTCTAATCTGTGTTCTGAAATTGCATTACATAATTCAGAAGAGGAGTCTTTTGTTTGTGTATTATCCTCTATGAATGTTTTACATTATGATGAATGGAAAAACACTGATGCCGTTGAGGTCATGACATACTTTTTAGACGCGGTAGTTACCGAGTTTTTAACTAAGATTGAAAATTTGAGAGATAACGGAACTATTGAAGGTAAGAGAGCCTTTTTATATTTAGAAAAAGCGTATAATTTCGCAAAGAGACAAAGAGCACTAGGTCTTGGTGTTTTAGGTTGGCATTCATTATTACAATCTAAAGGTTTACCTTTTGATACCAAGGAAAGTGCCAAGCTAAATGTTGAGGTTTTTAAACTTATTAAGGAAAAATCTTATTCGGCATCCTCAGAATTAGCAGAAAAATTTGGTGAACCGGAGTACCTCAAAGGGTATGGTAGAAGAAACGTAACGTTAAATGCTATTGCACCTACCACATCATCTGCCTTTATTTTAGGGCAAGTTTCACAGTCAATTGAACCGATATGGTCTAATTGTTATGTTAAAGACGTCGCTAAACTTAAGGTCACTATTAAAAATCCAATATTACTTAATTTACTAAAAGAGTTAGATAAGGACAATAGAGAGATTTGGGACAGTATAAAGAAAAATGATGGATCGGTACAACATCTTGATTTTTTAACAGATGAACAAAAAAATATATTTAGAACATTTGCGGAAATCAATCAAGCGTCGATTATAAATCAAGCGGCAATAAGACAAGATTATATTGACCAGTCACAATCATTAAATCTTATGATTTCTCCTGATATGCCTACAAGAGATGTTAACAAACTTCTTATAGACGCGTGGAAATTAGGGGTTAAAACACTGTACTATCAGCATTCTATGAATTCGGCACAGGCTTTTGCAAGAAAAAAATTAAATTTAAATGATTTGCAATGTGTGGCGTGTGAAGGATAAAAAAAGAACCCATCTTAATGATGGGTTTTTTGTTTTCTAAAAATTGTTCGTGTTTATATTTATTGGTATGGCTACAAATAAAAAATACGGTATAAATTTTCCATTTAATAATAGTGATGACGGATTTTATTTATCATTATCTGACGATAGGGATGAGGAAATTAGGTCCAATCTTCTACACTTAATATTTACCAGAAAGGGTAGTAGATACTACTTACCTGATTTTGGAACTAGAATATATGATTTTATATTCGAACCAATGGACACACCAACATTTGATACAATCAAATCAGAAATAAGAAAATCGGTAGAAAAATATATACCTAATTTAGAAATAAATGAAATTAAAATTGAGCCGTACACTGCTGCGGAGAGAAGTACTGTTGGTGAGTTAGTCGTACAAGAAGAAGGTAGAGAGTATGAAATGTTTGATATATACAGAACTGCAGGTAAAGGAGTAGAAGAATATACCGCAAAAATAAGAATAGACTATACAATAAAAAGTGACACCTTTGGGTCAAGAGACTTTGTCATAATTAATATTTAACATGGGTTCAAAAAAAATATCATATACCGAAAGAGATTTCGAAGGTCTAAGACAGGAACTAATTAACTATACTAAACAGTATTATCCTGACGTTGTAAATAATTTTAATGACGCATCAATATTCTCAGTATTATTAGATTTAAATGCTGCGATTGGTGATAACTTACATTACCACATCGACAGAAGTATACAGGAAACGGTATTACTTTACGCACAACAAAAATCATCAATATATAATATTGCTAGAACATATGGATTAAAAATACCGGGCAATAGACCTTCAGTAGCGATGTTAGACGTTTCTATAGTCGTTCCTGCTTTTGGTGATAAAGAAGATAGTAGATACTTAGGATTAATAAGAAGTGGGTCACAGTTCAGTGGTGCAGGTCAAATATTTGAAAATTTAGAAGACATTGATTTTTCTTCACAGTATAATAGTAAAGGAGTACCTAACAGAACTAAAATACCGAATTTTGATTCTAATAATAAAGTTGTTAATTATACTATCACAAAAAGAGTTGTTGTAGTTAATGGTATAACTAAAGTATTTAAAAGAGTCGTAAATTCAAACGATGTCATACCATTTTATGAAATATTTTTACCTGAAAAAAATGTACTAAGTATTAATACTATTATACAAAAAGACGGTACATCATACGCATCAACACCAACATATGACGAGTTCTTATCTAACCAAGATAAATGGTATGAAGTCGATGCATTGGCAGAAAACAGAGTTTTCGTAGAAGACCCAACAAAACCTTCAGATACACCGAGTATCAAAGTTGGAAAATATATTGAGACTGATAATAGGTTTATAAGTGAGTACACACCTGAAGGTTATTGTAGAATACTTTTCGGTGGAGCGACCACAACTGCAGATGACCAAATTGAAGACTTTAACAAAAACGGAATAAACTTAAGTTTAAGTGACTATCAAAATAATATAGGGTTAGGTAAGACAGTGTCACCAAACACTACGTTGTTTATACAGTATAGAATTGGCGGTGGAAAACAGTCTAATGTTGGTGTTAATACAATAACACAAGTTGGTAATGTAGTATTTAATGTTAACGGACCAAGAACTAATATAAATGAGTCTGTTAAGAAAAGTCTAACATGTAACAATATAAGTGCCGCGATTGGTGGAGGGGACTTACCAACACTCGAAGAAGTTAGAAATATGGTTACTTATAATTTCTCAGCACAAAAAAGAGCTGTGACTATAAGTGATTATAATTCATTACTTAAAACTATGCCGAGTAAATATGGGGCACCCGCAAAAGCGGCTATAGTTGAAGAAGATAATAAGATTAAAATCAAAATAATATCTTACGACAATCAAGGTAAGTTAACCAGCGCAACATCTAACACATTAAAAGAAAATATCGCGACATATTTGTCTAATTATAGAATGATAAATGATTACATATCAGTATCAAACGCGAATGTAATTGATTTAGAGTACGAAATATCTGTCGTTGTTGAGTCTAATGAAAATAAAGGAAGGATAATTAATAATATAGTTAACTCTGTTAATTCATATATGAATCCGATAAATAGTGATTTGGGTAAGAACTTAAATATATCAGATGTTAGACGAATAATACAAGGGGTTAGTGGTGTTGTTAGTTTGGCAGATATAAAAGTTTTTAACAAAGTAGGTGGTCAATACTCGTCTTCTGAAACTTCACAACCTTATATTGATAATACCACAAAACAAATAGGTCTTATTGATGATACAATTTATGCAGAACCTAGTCAGATATATCAGGTTAGATTCCCTGAAAAAGACATAAAGGTAAGGGTAAAACAACAGAAAGACATAGATTTTTCATAAGTAATAGTCTTTATATACTTTTTTTTAAAAGATTTTAAATTTAAAGTAATAACTATTTATTACAAAATACATTAACATGCCCAAATCATACAGATTTAGAACCGAAGTAGGTGTTGATAGAGAGGTCAGATTAAATATAGAACAAGATTTTGATACTTTAGAGGTTCTATCACTAAAACTAAGACAAGAAGATTTATACAGTCGTTTCTGTGCCGATTATGGTGTAGTGGCTGGACGTGTAGTTGCTAATGGTGGATTTGGTGTTCCGAATGTTAGTGTGTCTATATTTGTTCCATTAGATAATATAGACGAAGAAGACCCTGTAATATCAACATTATACCCATATAAATCACTAAGAGATAAAAATGAGGATGGATATAGATATAACCTATTACCTTATGAACAGGAAAATTCAGGACACACACCAACAGGGACATTCCCAACCAGAGAAGATGTTTTAGGACGCAACGAGGTATTACATATATATGAAAAATATTATAAATTCACCGTAAGAACAAATTTATCAGGGGATTTTATGATAGTAGGTGTCCCACTCGGAGAACAAAAATTAGTTGTGGACATAGACTTATCAAATATGGGTAAGTTTTCTTTAAGACCTGATGATTTGATAAGAATGGGTCTTGGGACTAAAGAACAGTTTAACGGAAATCAATTTAGAGCGTCAGAGAATTTAGATTCATTACCTCAGATTATACATGAGGTATACGATATCAACGTATCATCTTTTTGGGGTGAAGAAGATATCTGTGATGTTGGTATAACAAGGATTGATGTTGATTTGAGAGATTTAGGAATTGACATACAACCTAGATCTATTTTTATGGGTTCGATTATGTCTAGTAATGAAGATGATTTTATAAAACCTAACTGCAAGCCAAAAAATGATGTGGGTAAACTTTGTGATATGATTACTGGTGCGGGTACAATACTAGCGTTAAGGCAGGGTTTCGATAAGGATGACACAGATAGACCAATAATAGAAGAATTTAAATTTGATAACAACGGGTACGTAATAGATGAAAACGGGACATGG